GGAGAGCACCGACAAGCAGTCTCAGGCCACCGCCATCCTCGCGCAGAAGATGGAAGCCCTCAACGTTATCCTTAAGAGACAGCTAGACCTCCAAACGGCGGTAAATGATGCGCAAGGCGCTTATGGTAAGCACGCCTCCGCAGAGCCAAATCTTCTACCCGCTACCAACAGCACCGGAAAGCACGCAGCGACGGGTTCGTTGACGGAGGAAGCCACTGCCGCATCCACCATTACACAAGAATCAGAGAAGACCGGGAAAAACTGGTCGGGCATTGCTACCAAGGTAGGCTCTCTGGCCATTGGTGCCCTTGCTGTCAAGAATATGACAGATGGCTCCAACTCCATGCTGGATAATATCATGAATGCTGCAATGTTGGTCGGCGCCGCCGGTGGTTCCGGATTATTCTCCGGACTCAACAGCATTTGGGCAAAGTTCAGTGCCAGCGTAAAAGAGACCATCATGGAAGATATCATCAATGGAGCGAGTAAGTCACAGGCTGTATGGCACAGCGCACTTTCCGTTCTACAGAATGGATTCAGCGCGGTAGGATCGGTCGCAAAGTGGTTGTTCACCACAGGCCCAGGTATTTTCTTGGTCGGCCTCAGCCTGGCCATTCCAGTGATCGCTAAACTGCATGATAGTTTCACCCAACTTACCAGGGATCAGCAGCAGGCAAATGACTCTCTATCCTTCTGGCAAAACTCCCTGAGTTACACCGCAAAGAGCCAGGATGCTGCCGCCAATGGTGCAAAGAACTACGCTGCTGGAATTACTGCTATGACCGCCCGCGCACCGATGGTGAAGCAGATGGCCCAGGATTCTGCTGGTCTATATGACCAGTTGACTAAGGCTGGCGAGTCGGCAGACAGACTTAACAACGTTTATAACATTGCTATGGGACAGGCAATGAAGGTGTACGTCGATAGTGGAGATATTTCTAAGGCCAAGGCTGCTTTCAACGTAGCCCTCCAGGCGGGTAATCTCGGCCAGCAGGAAATTGACCAGCTTGACCTCAAGTTTGACAACGCTAAGATCGAGAACCCCCAGCAGTTGGTCCAGCAGATTATTGCTCAGATCCAGACGGCGGCGGCTAGTGTGTCTTCTACCAACCTTACGCCTGGATTCATGGAAGGTATTTTCGGGTTCAAGCCGGGGCAGCCGATGGCGGCATCAGATGCAGCAACCAAGGCTGGGGCGTCCATCGGAGACTCTTTCGTTACCGGAATCAAGGGGGCGGCCGGGAATAAAGACCTAGAGCAGCAGGTAGGCAAGCAACTCAATGACAGCATCAATAGCATGTTCCAGACCTCATTCGACCAGATGAACACTGGCTCCAACGCCGACCTGTTCAAGCGTATGGGTATTAAGAACATGCAGGACTACATGACTGCCCTTGCAAACGCCAAGAAGGCGGCCGGGTCTTCGTGGAACCCATTCGACCTCGGTAGTGCCAACTCGGATCAGCAGACTCTTCTTACGAACACCAACCTATCTAAGCAGGCCCAGGCCGTGCAGGAAACTTGGAAGCAGACAGCCACCGCAATTGGCACGGCTAAGGGGCTTCAAGGTCAGGCTTTGACTGATTATGTCAACAAGATGGTCAATGTTCAGCAGGTATTGACAGACCTACAGGTGCCCACGATGTCAGTTAAGGATGCGCAGGCAGAGTACAATACAAAGGTCAATGACGCAATTGCAATTGGCAAGGGTATGAATGACCAGCAGAAGTTGCAATTGCTCAACCAGGAGCGTGCCAAGGCCGGACTCGGTGCCGTCACCGATGCCACCATTGGATTCTCTGATGCAGAAAAGAAGGCCGCCGCCGAGGCCGCCGCCGCAGGACCCCAGTTCAAGACCATGGCCGATGCAGTTACCGCGCTCGGAAACTCTACCGATGGCGCTGCCCAGCAGATGACGATGTTCGTGGGTAGTGGGCAGCAGGCAGCCTCGATGATGAAGGGTGCATACCAGAAGGCTATTTCTGATGCAGAGAGTTTCGCATCGAACACCCTTCAGAGTCAGGAGCAGGCCGCCGCTGCATCCATTCAGGCCGCCGGTGATGCTCGACAGGCAGCATTCCAGAATCAGAGTAAGCAGCAGCAGGCATATTATGACAGTCGGTCCAAGGCTCTCCAGCAGGCGCAGAAGGTGGAGAGCCAGACGCTCCAGGACCAGCAGACGGCGGAGAGTCAGGCCCTATCCGACAAATACAAGGATATGGGCAAGATGTACGACGCCCAAATCAAGCAGGCTCAGAATAATGCAAAGGCTCAGACGGACGCCATCAACGACGAGATCACTGCACTCAAGAAGCAGGACACGACTCGCCAGCAGATGTTCGATAACGAGAAGAACCGTATCGACCGACTTGCCCAGTTGCAGACTAACAGCATCGATTACAACGCTGCACTGAACAGTGGAAATCTCAACGAGGCCGCGAAGCTCTACTCAAGCAACTCTGCGACGGTGCAGGGGTGGGGTGTGTCCGATCAGAAGACGCAGATGGACAACGCCACCAAAGCGCAGGAGGATGCGCTATCGGCTCAGACCGATGCCATCAATGCAAACCGTGATGCGGCGGTTGCTGCTATTCAGGCACAAAAGGACGGCCTGTCTGATTTGCAGCAGGCAGAGCAGGATGCCCTCAAGAAGCGTCAGCAGGCCGAAACCGATGCTTTGCAGGTCCGACAGCAGCAGGCTCAGGATGAACTGAATGCACAGAAGCAGAATGCTTCCGATGCATTGCAGGCCGCCCAGACGGCAGACAGTAAGCGTACTCAGTCCGCCATCACTGCCAGCAATAACAGATACCAGGCTGCGCAGCAGGGCTTGCAGCAGGAAATTGCTGCAATCACGGCATCTATCCCGCAAACAGAGGCCCAGTACCAGCAGCAGATTTCTGAGATCGAAGCAGCCTACGCCCAGTATGGCATCAATCTAAAGGCACAAGGTAGCGACTGGTCCAAGAACATCGGGGACAACCTCAGCAGAAATGTTAGCAACGCTGCCGCCGCACTACAGAGCGATATCGGATGGGGACAGATCGCCACGTTCATCCAGAGTCAGATCGATGCTGGTACCGGAGTTACCATCGCCCAGTTGGCACAGTACCTAAAGGACCCACAAGCAGGATGGCCAAATGCACCGGCCAACCAGCCTGCCGCCCAGCCATGGAATTCGCCATACTCTTCAAACCGTCTGGCGACCAATGCAGGGGGCACTCAGGCCAGAGCATATGCCCTGGGTGGTCAGATTCTAGGCGAGGGCACAGGAACCTCAGACTCAATTCTAGCCAAGGTCTCTAACGGTGAGTTCATCGTCAAGGCAGATGCAACGGCAGCCCATCTCCCACTACTTCAAGCGATCAACAGCGGGAAGATCCCGGCATTCGCCGGTGGTGGTTATGTCGGCCTAAATCAGGAAATCTACGGAAACCTAGCCATGGCCGCCGGGATGATGACTGCCGTCAAGAGTGCAGTCACCGCTGCCAAGATGAACGCCCAGACAAATGCAATCAACCAGATGGGCGGGTTCATTGGAGGCGCACCTAGCAACCCGACCGGAAACCAGGCCATTGTAAAGAACATGGCTCAGTCCATGTATGGTTGGTCGGGCGCGGAATGGAATGCCCTTTATCAGGTAATGATGATGGAATCTGGATTCAAAAATACCGCGCAAAACCCCACGTCAACGGCTTATGGCATGTTCCAATTCCTTGATTCTACATGGGGCGGATATGGTATTCCAAAGACCAGTGACCCAACACAGCAGACAATCGCCGGGTTGCGTTATATTTCCTCTAGATACCGTGACCCCATCGGAGCCCTCAACCATGAGCGGGCATATCACTGGTATGACAATGGTGGCTACCTCATGCCCAATTCGGTCGGGCTCAATGGCACAGGAAAGCCTGAGCCTGTATTCACCGAGGGTCAATGGGAGGTCATGAAGAGTCTCGTCAGCAGCGGAGTGTCATCCAAGATTGGATCGTCCGACATTGCCTCGGGAGGCGGAAGAGAATATAATCTAACTATTGACATGAGAGGTTCGACAATTTCTAGCACAGTAGACATGGAGCAGGCAGTCGCCGCAGCTCTGGATAAGATAGATTCACGCATGGGCGTCAGCAGGACGATTGGGTCATGAGTTTTACACCATTGAAGTTGGCCCTGCCGTCCCTGATGACCTGGAATGACAATAAGATTTCAGATCACAACAGGTCGGCGCTTTCCGTTTCGGTTGACCGTATTGAAACTGCCACCCGTATGGCTAATGGGACGATGCGTAAATTTATCGTAGCCGATAAGCGCACATTCAGTACGGACTGGACGGATCTTCCGCAGAGTGCATTGTTCACAGTAGACGGCTTCTGGGGAAAGAATGAGATCGAGAACTGGTACAACACACAGACCGGCGCGTTCACCCTGAAACTATTTTATGGTGATGGTACGACTGGCACCTATTCGGTATTCATGAGCAAGTTCAGCGCAGATATCAGCAAGCGCGGGGTCTTCGATTTCTGGCGAGTCCAATGTGAGATGCAGGAGGTATAACCAATGAAGGCAGCTAGTCAGGCAGTCATCGACACCCTCAAGAACAACATGGAGATTACAGCCCAGCCGCGTTTGATGGCAGAATGGGAGTACAACAGGTACTATGCCCCTGCCGTGACCGTCAACCTGGAGCAGACCAGCGACAACGACTGGTACGCTACTTATGGGAATATCTCTTCAATCGTCCAGCCATTCCGCCCGGCCGCCGGTATTGCCAAGGCGCGGCTAGACGATGGAATGGTGCCCGCCGGTGATTATAGAGATCGCCCCAACTCTACTAGATATTACCTATCAGACCCGTCAGATGCCTATGTCTACTGGTCCTCTCTTCAAAAGAGCCAGACATCGGCCAACGGCAGCGGTGCATATGACTTTGTGACCCCTGTGCAGATCACCGTCATGTACCCCTCACCCATCTACGTCAATAAGCTGGTGGTCGGATTCGAGTTGGGGTATGACACGCCAAAATCAACGACCATCGAGGTAACCTCGGACGGTACCAACTGGACTACGGTGGCCTCCGGCGCGACCCCGGATTTTGATGGAACCATCACCGCCTACTATGACAATACCTGGGGATTTAACCCCGTCTATACGAACTTTGTGGAAATTACCGGAGTTCGGTTGAACGTATACTCAATGACCCGCCCGGGAACCCATGTGGACGTGCTACAGATCAGTCCGAGGCTTGAGAACGATCTTTCAGATTTTCTTATCAGTTACGACTCGTCTTTTGATGTATCCAGCCCATCGTTCATCGCTCCCATGGGCCAGGCATCGTCCAATCAGGCGACCATCACCCTCAGCAACACCGATGCCAGGTTCACTAATGATAATGTCAATTCCCTTTACTATGGTCTAATCGATAAGAAGGTCAGATTCATCATGGACTTGGGAATCAGCACTGCGCCGGGAACGTATGAGTATATCCGGGAATTCACCATGTGGGCAGATTCCTGGCAGCCCCAGGCCAGTGGAGAGATTCAGGTAAGTTGCAAAGACTCCTCTGTCATCTTGCAGGAGATGGAACTTCCTGATGTCTTTTTTGAGAACACCTCGGTCGGCGGGGTGGTATGGCAGATCCTCGATCTGGTTGGTCTGACTAATTATGCATATTCACCATCAACTCAAGATGGCGTTCAACTTATTCCGTTCTACTGGCCGTCAGACACCAGTGAGCGGACAAAGCCGCGATGGGGCCGGTTGAAGGTCAGCAGGACCCTCATTCCCACGACGACTATATGGGCTGAATTCGCTGCTATTGCAGAATCAACCCAAACTGCTCTCTATTTTGACGAGTATGACGTGCTACAGATTGTGCCCCGTAAGTCCATGTACGGACCGGGTAAGGAAATCGACTGGAATCTGGATGCACTTCAGAACGGCTCTAAATTGCCTGATGTGGTTGATACTTCCAGCGACTATACTCTAGCCGCAAACACCGTTGAGGTCGACTACCGTCCCTGCGCGTATTCCGATGACCAGAACGGCTTACCGCAGATGGAGGTGGTCTGG